CTTTCATACGAGCGCAAAAAGAGTCGCGCCTTGAGCCGCCCTCTGGTTGAGGTCTCTTCAGACCCGGCTTGCCCGGATTCGCTGCGTTGTAAGAGGCTCGCCCCTTGGCGTTCAATCCGCCACTGGGATTCTTTCCTTCTTTGCGTTGCCATGCGGGGGACTTAGCCATAACACACCGTTACAGATGTCATGTTACTTAAAGCAGCATACACGCCGTTAGATGCCAGCACCCCTTCACCGGGGAGCATAACAACAATAGGAGCGGTGTTTGTGCCAGTGGTTACACGCCAAAGTACATTACCAGAATTAGTGGTTGCATTGTCATAAAGAATGACTGAACCAGCAGTTCCATTAGGGATGATGGTAAGTTGGCGCACTCTAGTACGAGACGCAAAAATAACCCCAGACGAAGTTAAATATGCGGTACTAACATCGGTTTGCATTGACATAATCAATCTCCTTGTTTAAAAACAAGGGGCCGAAGCCCCTAGGACTGATTAGTCAAAGTTACCGTATGGGTAAGTTGTGGTTGTACCGATGTTGCCATCAGGCTGTGTGTAGCGGATTGTGAAGTAATAAGTACCGCCTGTGATTGCCACGTTGGTACTGTTAATTGACGCTACTGTAAACACCACTTGAGACAAAGGTGGTTCGCCATTTATCTGGATGATGTCGGTAGAAGTAGATTGTTGGTTAGCCAACTGAGTTGCAGTGAACGCAGCCAATGACTGACGTCCCACAGCAGGGGAAGTCAAAACAGCAGTCTGCGCGTATGTTGCAGTACCAGCAGCGGCGGTGTAATCATTGCTTACCAACACTTGGATGGAAGTCAAAGTACCGCTTGTGAAGGTAGTGATAACACCAATATCAACAAGAATGTCATTGATGCGGCTACCTGCGGGCAGGTATGCCACAAAACCACGATACACAGTAGCAGAATCAGCAGGGATGCTGGTTGCAGTGTATGTAGTAGAAGTGCTAGGGGTGTAGACAGTTGTTACGCTGTTGGGGATACCGTTTGAATCAACAAAGATACCAGAAGAGCCACCATAACCAGCAGTGTTTGCTGTGGTGTTAGCGATGTTTAAAGTCGCTGATTGAGCGAGGGTTGCGTAACCTACGTTACGAAAATTACCAAAACGCTGTGTGCCCGAAAGAATTGGGCCATCAAATGTGGAACGTGCCATGACAAAAGTCCTTATGCAAAAGTAACTCTATCAATCGTTGCATCGTCTGCTGGGGCAGTCCGATAGAGTCAATCACCCAGATGTTTGGAATATACACCATATTTTTGTGGTGTCAACAAAAAAGGGGGCTTGTGACCCCCTTTCTTTTAGAACGAACCAGAGGAGCCAAAGACGCCTAATGGATCGGACCAGCCGAAGCTGTAACGCTCACGAGCCTTGTAGCGGACGTTGCCGGTATCGAAGTCGCCGTCCATGCTGTTTTGCAGCGGTGTACGAACGAAGTGCTTCAAACCGTTAGGCACGTCAGTTGTCAAGAACCAAGCATTGGTGTCGGTCAGATAGTGGTTAATTGTGTAACCCTCTGGGATCGAACCATTGTTCTTCAATGCGTTGATGTCGTTGTTGTTAGTTCCAACGCGCAGGCTGGTTTCTAACAAGCGAGTAGCAACGAATTGCAGTGCTGGTGGGATGATCAACTTCTTGGGCTTTGCAGCGATCAAGAGGCCACGCTCGTCTGTCCAAGCAGCGATTTGAATAACGGCGGCTTCCAAAGAAGTCTCGTTCAAGTCGGCTTGAGTAGATGGAGTGTTGGAGTTAGTTCCACCGTTAACCAAGGGGTGTGAAGTAGAGAACAAAGATACGCCATCACCGCCAACGTATTGGGCAGAGAAGCCGTTGTTCAAAACTGCGGCAGCCTTGATTTGCTTGGTGTAAGCCATAGCGCGAGCCAAACCTTTGGTGTAGCGGGCTGACAAAGAATCGTAGAGGTTATCTTCGATAGCTTCTTCAGTGATCGCAAAGCCCAAGGCGATGGTTTCGTGGTTATAGCGGGTAGTCCATGCCTCTTGTGCATTGTCATAAGCGATGGCAGAACCTTCGTTTTTGACTGGTGCGGCAGAGAAGCCAGACAGTTTGGTTTCCTCTTCGAATGAACGCTCAGAGGTTTCGGTTTCATAAATCTCTTTATGTTCCTCACCATAACGGGCGTACTCGAGGCCAAATAAAGCATTCAAGCCGGGAAGGAGTTCTTTAAGTAGTTGTGCGCGTGAAATAGCCATTTTAAATTACTCCTTAAGCAATGCTAGTGGCAGCGTAATACTGGTGTTGACCGAAGTTCAACTTAACCAGCAACTCTGGGTACTGTGCAAACACAAGCGTAGAACTAGCAGCAAAAGCTGTAATAGGGGCTTGGTTCAAGATAAACGAAGTTGCGCCAGCACTAGCTGCTGTATCAACAAACGAACCCGAGGGGATGTACTGACCATTAGCGGCAAGTGAACCAACATCTGTACCAACAGGCAATGCGAAAGGCAAAGCAGAGCAGGTAACAGTAGCGGTAGCGATGCTAGTGTAGGTAGCAGTACCCAAGGTCACAACGGTGTCAGGCACTAAGCCCAAAACACGCACTGGGAGCGCATCGGTAGTAGCGGGTGTATCACTAGGAGCCAACAAAGCGTTAGCGGAGTCGCCAGTGTTCACATTACCTGTGTTGTTGATCATAGCCAAGTTTTGGCCGATCATGGCGCGAGCGCCAGAAGCAACAACAGTAGTAGCAGAACAAACGACAGCCTTGAACACTGTGTCAGGGTCATCACAAACGATAGCAACTGCGTCACCAGCTAGCGTTGAAGCAGGCCAGTATTGAGCAAATTGCTTTTGTTTGGTGGATGGGTTTGTATAAGAACAGCCCAAGAAAACACCTGTAACAGTACCAAGAGTACCAGTAGACACAGATAAACGCTGCACATTACCACGGGTCAATCCAACGATATCACCATAGAAAATGTTAGTCGCATATCCGTATGGGATCGCATACTCACGGGTAGAACCCGCAAATACTTGACCACCGATCAGATTGATCGGCTTTAGGCCGTAGGGGGCCGAAACAACGGGATAAGCCATTTAAGACTCCTATAAAAAGTTAAGTACCAGAACCAAACGTCACCTTTGTCGATTTCTCAGAGAACTTCGACATCCGTGGATCGCTGTCTTTCATAAAATTGTTATCTACAGACTCCATCGTTTGTTTATTGATGTTCGCAAAGTGTGCCTCGCGTTGTTTCAAAAACTCCGTTGGAATGCTACAGAGAACCAAACCTCCTATCTCAATGCCACCTTTAAAGCGGCCTTCGGTAGAAGCGTGCATCATCAATTCAGGATAGTCCTCCGCTTTCACGGGTTCATATCCTTCTCTCAACTTGCCAGAGATATTTTGCGGATCGGGCATACCTAACATACTTACTCGTATGTATCGGTGTGTAATCCCCGGACGCGGATTAGGTGACGGTAATGACTCTGGAGCTTGCCATGAAGTAGGGCGTTGCATTGCTACACGCGTTACTGTTGAATCTAGCTCACGAGCCAAACGATTTTGCTTTTCAGCTTTTACCTGTTCCATATTTAACCTCTTTTAAGTTGTGCAACCTGCTTCGCATATTCTTCAATCGGAACCCCAAGACGACGCGCAATCGCGGCTTCGGATGCCTTTAACTTTATGCGGTTAGGCGGAGTACTACGTGAGGCCGGAGCCACAACAGTAGTGATTTTTTGAGCACGGCGTGGAGGTTCATCATCCTCATCAACCGGTTCGGCCCTTTTTCTTGGAGGAGGGTCGTCATCCTCTTGGCTCTGATCACTAAAGTGTTCAGGAAATCTTTTGCGCATCGTTTTGTCGATGGTTTGAAAGTACTCTTCAGTACCAACGTAGTCCGGACCATACTCTCTTTGCAGCTTCTTGTCAATACCCATCGCCGCCATAGTCATTTCGTCGTCTACGCCCCACCAATCACTATTTCGATCTACCCATTTCTGAGTACGTGGAGTTAACCTTGGTTTGTCAGATTCGGTAGGGGTTGGAGTCTTGAACTCGCGTTCCTCTACCTCAATAGGCTTCATGTCAGTGGCACGGTCTAACTTAATAGCTGCCTTAGTGATAGCCTTTTGAGCCGCCACCAATGCTTCCGCATTACCGTCGTCATAAGCCTGTTTATAGGCTTTTTCGGCGGCTTCTAACTCAACTTCAGCAGCACTTTTTGATGTCTCAATGAATGCTTTACTACCAGTTGCTAATTGTTGTTGAAGACGTTTGTTTTCTTCAAATACCTGTCGTGCGAAGGCTTCAGCCGCTTCGCGCTCGCGCAGAGCTTCTTCTTTAGCTCTACGTTCATCGTGATAGCCACGTGTAAACTTCTTGATACGTGCCTGTACCTTCTCGTCGTATGAGGCTAACTCATCTTCGGTCGGGTCAGCAGGGGGGCCTTCTGGGTCGGGTCTACGACGGCGATCCTCCGGCGGCGTATCGTCTTCAATTTCTACTTCAAACTTACTATCGTCTTCATCAACAGTACCCTGTTTATCAGGATCGGGTAGTTCAAACTCTGGTAATGCCATTTTTATACTCCTTTATGCAGCACGGCTAATTCCGCGCGGGTCTTGGACAACGGCCTCAACTGAGGTATCCGCAATGATGCGGAACTCACGACCGTGGATTTTCAGGCGCGTGCCTGAATTGGGGCGGACGATGACAAAGTCACCAACCTTGCAGCTAGGTCCGTTTGGAAAACGATCGGTGTCGTTATAACAATCAGGTCCCATCTTGACTACAAACAATACTGGGGTCAGCACTTCTTCGTAGTACATGGTCTTGCTATCTTTAACTAATCCAACTTCACTATCAGCATATTCTTCCATCGCTTCGGGAACGACAGTCAACATGTAATAGGTAGATGGATCGGGCAACTGCTTTGCCTTGTCTTCGTTATTCTTATTCAGAATACCAGACAGGTCCACAGCGGAAACATCAAACTCACTCATCGGAATACTCCAGTTTTTGCACAAGGTCTTTGACAAGTTGTTCTGCATGTGTCAGACCCCGGATGACACCGCAGACATGCCGATACTCGGCAAAGTCTTTTGCACCTCCTCCTGCGAGGAAGGAAACTTGGTCGCCACGGAGCTTGTCAATCTCGTTGGCTAAATACTGAAACGCTTGTGTGCTCATCTAGCTCCCTTCTTAGGGGTTTGTTTTTGCGACATCTGTGCTTTACTCTTAGCGATATCTATACCTAGACGCACGCCTTCGAGTTGTTGTTGTTTCTCCAACTGATCGCGTTTAGCGGCAGACTGTGCGCCAACTTGCATAGCTGCGATGTCTTTTTGCGCTTGGATGCGAGCCTCTTCGATGCGAATCTGGTCGGCTTTAGCGGCTGCGTCAATCTGTTGCTTCTGCGCTTTAAGCTGCAAGTCCTGCATACGCAACTGCAATTCTTGCTGCTGCATCTGTAGCACTGGGTCCATAGCCTGTTGTTGCGCTGCTTGTTGAGCGGCTTGTTGTTGAGCCTGTTGTGTAAGTTTTTGCGATGCTTGTGCAACCATAACCGCGATTTGATCTGCGATTTCTGGTGGTGTGTGCTTGTTGTTCTCTTCACTTGGTAGTGGCATACCAATCTCTTCTTCAATCTGGCGACGATATTCAAAGCCGATGTGCTCATTAATATGAGCCATAGCCGCTGCCATGATTGCCTGCGCTTGTGGGTTCATCTGCATCAACTGCTGAATCTGAGGATTCTGTATAGCAGCCATATGCGTTTGAATATGCGCCTTATGGTTTTGTTCAACAAACGCCTTGACCGGCTTCATGATGAGCAGGTTCTGGTTCTCCTGCACAGGGTCTGTTGGCACTTGATCATCTTCGACTGGTATTAACTTGTTGGCATTCTTGATACCCAACACCTCAATCATCTGGCGATGTAGTAGTGGTAGGTCGTATAGTTGTGGTGCTGTTTGCGCAAGTTGTAGTGCGGCTTGATACTGCACAATCTTTTGCGCCATAGTCGCAGCGTTTGGATCGCTAACTGGAATTACATCTGTAGAGTCATAGTCAGACTTCTTAGCCTTACGACCAGCGTCTTCTGGCTCGTAGTCATACTCTTCTGGTGTGTAGTCAGCAATGATGACCTTGAGTAACTTGAACTCTTGCTTCATCGCGTAGTGCAGACGAGACTGCACTGCTGTCATCACTTTTAGTGTGCGCTCAAGTAGAGCCAGCGTTGTGCCAACAGGAGCGTTAGTGCTCATGTCGCTGACATTCATATCCCCAGATGAAGCAAAGGCACGGCCTTCTTGAACAATCTGCTGGAACAGACTCATCAATACTTGGCTTGGCTCCTTGTATGGAAGCGGCAGAATGTTGTCGCGGATAGAACCACTTGGGACGTCTACGTCCCTGAACTCTCCGGGTTGAATCGGTGTGTCATCACCTTTAATCCGAAGTCCTCTTGATTTAAGTCCTCCGGGGAGATTAGATAAAGTGCCCGCGTCAACAAGTTGGCGGATGAGCATCGTTGCTGATTTAGCATAGCCTCCGATGAGGTGGATGAGTCCGTATCCGTAGAAGCCAAATCCGGGGATGTACTGGTAGTGGACAAAGTGTTGCCGCTTTGTGTGGAGGACGTCGTCTTCATACCAATTTCTCCTAATAGCAAGAATAGTGCGTGAACTCTTCTCTACTGTAACCACATATGGCAGTGCTATGCCAGTCTCACGACCTTTCTTATCTGTGTGCTCAAATCCCTTGAGGTCGATGTTGACATGCATCTCCAAGATACGGAAGCGATCATCTTGAGTCGCATTCATGCCTGTCTCTTCGGCTTTTTGCTTCTCAATGTCATCCAGCTCGTAGCCGGGCTCACCCAAATCTACGTCACAGTAAAACCCTGCTTCTTGTAACTTCAAGACCTCGTTCTCAGTCTTGCGCATCACGTGCGTAACACGATCAGCATCTTCGATACTTGACGCGCCGTACGGCACAACAATATCTTCTGCTGGAATAAACACGGCTACTTGGCGTCCCTTGCTTGGGTCGTAGTACACCTTCTTGAACGCTGAACCCGCTAGTGGCAGTGCCCACAACAGCTTTTCATGTTCAGGTCTGTACTCAGTCATCACTTCTGTTAACTGGTAGTTCATGTCCTCGCGCACGCGAGCAGCCGCTTCTTCGCGCAGGAGGTCAATCGCTCCAACAATCTGGGTCTTGACAGGCCCCATCGCTGGGAATGTCTCCATCATGGCTTCACTCTGGAACCTAACGACTGACTCAGTTAGCATCGGGTGGAACACGCCACACGCACCTTGCCACGGCTCAGTGCGCTCTTCGTAGTTCAGACCCAGTAGTTTTAAGCCATCTACATATGTCTTTATCCAATCTCTGCGGTCCATCATGTCTTTATCAAAGTCCGATATCAAATCTTCGGCTAGACCAGACAAGTCACCGTCGTCCATATACTCCGCTAAATTAGCATCAAAGTCTTCCGCAGTCTTTTTGCCGGGAGTAAGTTCTATCTCTATATCACCCGTATGAATACTTACAGACTCAGGGTCCTCAATCTCAATCTCCATGTCTGGTGCTTCTGCCAAATCAGATAAGCCCATAGGCGCTGCGTATAAACTCTTTTCCATATCGTGTCCTTATACGGTGTAGTATTTGTCTTTGTTCCTGTACTTGAAGTACTGAACAGGGTCTTGCTCATCTGTTGGTAGGCGTAGATAGCCACCTTGTCTGAATCTCATCAGTGCAAGTGTCATAGAGTCTACCAAGTCATCATGCTCGCCGGAAGGGAAAGACGCAACCTCATCCACTAGTTCTTCTGCCCATCTCGTTTGCGGTGCCCATACTTTACCTGACCTGAACATATCTGCAACTGCGTTCAAACGGCTAATCTTGTCTTGTCCCTTGCCGGGGCTGTACTCTTGGACTGGTATACCCATCGCCCTGAACTCTTGTATGAGGGGTGAGCCCGCTGCCTTCTTCTCGACAAGGAACGCGTCCGGTTGCCATCTCTCCCAGTCTTCGTACGCCTTGACCTTTAACTCTGGGAACTCCATACGTTCCTTGAACGCGTTGAGCAAGATGATATTTGGTAACCCCTTGTCTTCGTCGTTGTAGAACACCCCCCACGTCGTACACGCAGAATAGTCGTTTATGCGTTTGACCTCGTGCGCCGTGTCCCACGACTGAATGATGAACTCACACTGCGGTGGCGTGTCTGCCTCCCACCATCTCCACCACGAACGCTTAACAATAGCTTCGGTATCGGACGTAGGGTTCTGCTGGTACTGCGCCATCCACTTACCACTTGGCAACTCGTCACGTAGTGCCAATAGTTGTTCTACAGGCCAGAACTCAGGCCAAAGCGGTTTGTCATTCTCAAATAGAGCCGGAAACTCGATGACCTTCCACTCTTCACCACCCCTCTGGGCTGCGGCTTTTAACACCTGCGCAGTCAGGTCGCGTAGCGACCATCTAGTCATCACTATTACTATAGAGCCCCCGGGCTGTAGACGCTGACGTGGACCTGACGTGTACCACTCATACACCTTGTCATACACCTCTGGGTTGTAAACCCCGATCGCAGCCTCTTGTTCTGAGTGTGGGTCATCTATTATTAGCACGTCCGCGCCCTTACCAGTCACCGCGCCCCCCACACCGATCGCAAAATAGTCGCCACCGTAGTTAGTGTTCCATCTACCTGCCGCTTTTGAGTCAGTCTGTAGCTCAATTTGCGGAAAAATACGCTTATATGCCTCAGAATCCACCAAATTTCGCACTTTTCGACCAAAACCAGTCGCTAATTCGGCTGTATGGGACGTCTGAATGACCTTTTTGTGCGGAAATTTGCCCAAAAACCAAGCCGGAAGCAGGTATGACGCGAATTCTGACTTCGTATGACGTGGTGGCATGTTAATAATGAGCCTTTTACACTCACCATTTGCCACCGACTCGAACGCTTTTGCCATTATTTTGTGGTGCCGCCCCCCAATAAACGAAGGCCACACCTCATTTACGAACGTCATGAAGTCATCTTGGGCAATAGCACGGACTTTGCGTGTACGTAGTTCCCCTAATATCTCTGTGACCGCTGCTTGTTCATCTTTTGGGAAGCGTTTTATCAACGCCTTGAGCTGGTCTGGCGTCAACTGCTGTATCCGCGCAATTACTTGCGGGTTTTGTAGCTGGTCACGTAGGGCCATCTTCGCTTTCTAGTTCACCACCTATCAAACCTAACTCTTCATCTAGGTCAATCATCTGCACTGCTGGCGCTTGTGGTAGGGGGTCATACTTATCTGGTACGTCTTTTGACTCTACGTCAATAATTTCACTCATATAACTAGACAACTTAGCCGCTAGTTCATTCTCAAGCTCTTCAGTTGATCTATGCGTAACATTTATATCTATGCGTTCCACAAACGCACCGACATCACTCATCTTGCCAAGCATCTCTAGCGCTTTGAGTTCTATCTTGTTATCACCACAGTCAGACTTTTCCAACAGCTTTAGCTTGATATAGCTACGTAACTGCTGTGCGTTCCTAATAATATCGAAGTCATACTCATCCAACAACGCCTTGAGCACCAAGGCTTTACCGGGCGTAGTTATCTGCTGGACCGCACTGGGGTTGTCCATGAAAACGGCACGGGCTTCTTTTTTGTCAGACTCGGTTGGCTCTACAGCGTCTAAACCGTTGTCCTGTAGAAACTTGACAGTTTCAAAAGCTCGATGCACGCGCTCGCTCAAGTCGTGTATCTCCTCGTCCGTCATACGGAAAGGAGGTGGAACATTGAGTTCAGGCGTTACTAATATAGGCATGGCAGGAGGAAAGAGGCACTCCGAAGTTGTGCCGACTATATCAGAAAATCTATACACGTCAAACCTCTCATGTATAAGATATTACATTTTCTATACATGATGTTTTGGGTCCCCTTGACGGGGGGTGTTTGAATAGTAATATGAATGATAAATGTTGGGTAAATTGAGAAGGGGGTGGGGGGTCTTGTGAATTATAAAAATGGTGATTGGATGAGGAAAACTGAGTACCACAGACCCTACCTCCCCTATCTAGCCAAATTGGGGGGTGGGGGTGTCCAATATTCATACTGTATGAAAATGATACGGGCTGGTGCTATCCCGTGCAAGATGTTATAGGATGATGCATAATTCGTCTAACGAATCAGGGATTGCATTGCATATCGCAATGTGCGAATGATTCGTTATATTCCTTGAAAGGGAAACATCATGAGTGCAATTACTATTGCTTCTATTGCTTCAACTATTGCAACCAACTTGTTGGGTGAAATCAAACTCGATGCTGAGAAAGCATCGTTGCGTGAGTCAACCAATATGCTAGTTGCTAAGTTGCACGCTGAGAAAGTTGTTGTAGGTCGCTTGGGCAAAAACCCTTGCGCTGTTGCGTTGGCTTTTCACTCTACACTCACCGAAGGTGGCGTTGCGAAGGGTACAGCGAACAACTACTTAACTACTTTCAAAAATGCTGTTGCTACTGGTAAACCAATTACTGATTGGAATACTCAACGCACCAACGGCAAAAAGAAGGGTAATGCAAAGGGTAAGGGTAAATCGACTCTCTCCAACTTGTTGGTGAAAGCGTTTAACCATGACGAAGGCAAATCGTTTGAAGCATTATGCGAAAACATAATGAAACAATATGAGGATGCACAATTCGACACTATCTATGATGCATTTATTGACTACTTAAAGTCAGAAGGTTTTGAAATTACAGCGTAATTTCATACAGTATGAAAACCCCGCTTCGGCGGGGTTTTTTTTCGCCCAAAATTTTTGATACCTGTATCGAAGATACCTGTTTCCGTAGTCCGCCATACAACATCTTGTGGCGTGCCGTAGTTTGCCGTGCTGCGCGCGGGCGATGTAACACACTACAACTTCATACAGTATGAATATGCTAATCCGCTTCGAAACCTGTATCCTTGACGCGTGCCACACCGATTAGATTACAAGATACCACAATTTCATACTGTATGAAAATAACCTATATTTGCTTGATACCTGTATCCTTGACGCGTGCCATACATACCAAGACATTGAGACCTGTAGCGTTTTCATACCAGTATGAAATTGATAGGCGTTTTCATACAGTATGAAAATGTCAAAGCGTAATAAGCACGGATAACCTCTATTTAATTCAGCAATATTCTCTGCACGGGAATATTATAAAACCCTTATGCATCAAGCACTTACGAGCGTTTGCACCCCTATTATTCTATTATTCTATAAAAAAATATATATACACCCCTTTTTAATTTTCTAAATTTTTATCTATCAATGGGTTTATGTATGTAGATTCTTATGAGTTTGTGTTCGTTCGTTTTCTCTCGCTCAAATTCCCAAAATCACGGAATATTAGAATATTACCCGCAAAAACACCAAAAAAGCCTTATGCATCAACAACTTACATTTATACCCGCCCCTAGAATATTGCAGAATAAAGCAGAGGTTTCACTAAAACATACTGCACAATAACAGTTTATTCTGCATAGTTTTGACTTGACAAGGGTATGTAAAGGTAGTATAATGGGGGCTGGTTTGGTGATATTACGCACTAACCGATTTTCATACAGTATGAAAATGCTCTTTAACAACTTGCTAACTATGCGCCTTTACAAGCGCAGAAAAAACCGCCCCTCGGAACTAATGTTAATACGAGAAGCATATAGTTGGAATTGGGTTGTATATAGGATGGATTGCGAAGCCCACGATATACAACTACTTGTGATATCTCCCTATGTGAATGTGGCGTGTGGTAGTCAGTCCACGCATTATTGCGGTGTAGTAAGTAGTGTATGTCTCATGTGATACCGAACACGATAGCGTAATGCAATGCCAAGTAGATACTGCCTAAATGTGTGGTTTGCTCTGTGTGGAAACGCACAACAAACCTAATGTGTGCAAGTGTATGCGAGAGCGATAGTTCACTATCCATTGCTGGGCATCAAGCCTGAGAACTAAAGCCGAACGCATATCAACAGCCACAAGGAAAGCAAGCCGATTTCATACTGTATGAAATTGGGAGATGTGCTAACGACAAACACTATCGCAGTTAGTAGTGCCAAACAATATTAATCAGGACTAACTTATAACGACTGTATGTGTGTTGGCTCACACATACACGACAGCGTGTAGCACATACATATGTGGACATCTTGATGGACATATATAGAGAGTGTGTGCTATGCGGTGGCGTCTTGCCATCGTTAACTACCTTGAAAGGGTAAATCATGACTTCTTTGCAAAAACAAATACGCAATTTAGTGGAAGCGCAAGGGTACATACATATCAATGTGGGCAAGGGAAGCCCTGCGACTAGGGCAACACTTAAAGCCTTGCGGAGAGCGGGGTATGCCTGTATTCATCGTGGGTATCACGGGCTCATGGCGGTGTATCAAGTAACAAAGGAAATCTAATCATGACTAACACAACACAAACACCAACACTTTATATCGTGGCTTACTGGTTGCCATTTCCATCATCGGAATATGGTGGCGTACAAATTGTTATAGCGGAGTCAGATGCCGAGTGTGAGCGCATGATTGTTGAGGAAGTGGATGGGTATCACCGCACCAAGTATCCACACTATCCCCAAAGCATCGCTAATAGAGTTAAGGAAGCCAAGCGTTTCCCTGTGGACACCGAACAGCGTGGTGTAGTGCATCGATTCTTAACTTGAAAGGAAATCTAATCATGAATAAATTACAACGCCAACAACTCAAGCGTAAACATACTGATACATGGTACGGGTTTGTGCAAGAGCAACCTAAAAAGAAAGCCGACATTTCATACAGTATGAAATTGGAACGGGAGAAATTGAAACTTGAAACTAGCGGAGGTAAATGGAAATGACTGATTGGAAAGAGTGCATAGATTGTAAAGATGATATGCCGACTGCCCGATACCAAGCGTTCTGCATATCCTGTGAGCGTGTCCGTGAGCGCACCGCACAAGCAGAGCGCAAATCGTGGACTGTAGTGCAAGAGTATGGCAAGGGATGTTATCAGTTTGTTACATCTAGCAACGCCAGACAAGTCCTAACACAAACAAACCAAAAGAACTTGAGGAGTGATATATGAAAGGATATCCCGAACACTTGAGTGGTGCAGATATGAAACAGGAACTCATAGCAACCATCACAAAACTAATGTGGGCAACCACGGGCGAGGTGCGGTTTACGCAAGAACAGAAAAAGGAACTTGCAAGCCGTGCCGATGGACTGCTTGAGATGTTTAAGCGTGACTTCATTGTTAACTAGGAGAAAGCAAATGAAACTCAGAGCAATTAAGAACAGGGCGTATGTAATATCACAACGCATTGCTATGCGTAACTTGTGGAAGCATGAGGTCGTAGCGTCTGTGATGGGTGCATTGAAAGATGTGGGTTTTGTGCATGACACAAACAGAGAGACAAAGTTTGTTCCACCAATATCTTTAAACAAGATTATTTATGAAAGGAGACTAGGCGATACGGTTTTGAATAAAGAGAATGTGATGCTTAACTATGTAGTAACACCTAACTTTTTGGAGGTCAAATGAAAAAATATTTTGTAATTGGGTATGACCCAAGCGTGGACAGATTCATTCTGTTGAAACACGACTACTTCGATAGTTATGAGGATGCACATGACTACGCACTAGGGTGTGCCGAAGGACTTAGTGCGTTTGTTGTAGAAGAAATTAAGGAGTGATATATGAAAAGGCAAATAAGATTTAAATACAGCGCACCCATACCCAAACGCAACACGACAGTACAGAAAGCGTTTCGGATATACACAAAGCCTGAGTACCCTGACCCCAAAGTAAAGCAGACAAGCATGATGGCGTGGCGGTATGACAGGGATTTAAACAGACCGCAATTCCCAAGCAAGCGCATACGATGGGCAATAGGTTTCATCCGTGCATTCGGTTCACCACATTTCTTTAAAGGTTCAAACAAGGGGGCAGAAAATGATTGAAGTATCTATAACTGAGGTTGTCTTATTCGCATGGGGTTTCCTGATGACTGCTTTGTATTTCAAGGCAAGGCATGAGGAACACATGGTGCGTACTGTATTCATGCACTTTGTGGAGAATCCCAAAGCCCGTGAGGAAATGGTTAAACAGTTTGAGAAGTCAAAGGCAGAGATGGTTTGACAGGCTCTGTGCAATCTGTTATAATGTAGTTTGTTTAGTTGATAGTGTGTGTAAGTTGATGTAAATTCATACTGTATGAAAACATCTTTTTTTGAAAGGACTTAATCATGATTGAAAATGTATCCCGTGTTAGTAGTTCGGCATTGATTGTTAACTTGTCTATATCCGTATGGACAGGGCGTAAGTTGGATAAGCGGGTGAGTGAATCCGTAGACCAACAGAACAACACCAAAGGCAGAGCGGGTAACTACCACAAGAATCTGTTAGCGGGTTCGGGTAAGTTGGAAGAGATAACCAAGACTGCCAACGCTATCCGCACATGGTTGTATAACTGCACCCAGCCTTGGGGTGACAACGGTGACCGACTCTTACCCATGAGTAATTTGGTGGACTTCAAGTCACGCCTGACAACATACGAACAGGAGTTCGCTACATCTGTAAACAACTTCCTTACAGACTATGACAATCTTGTCTCTGCGTCTGCATTCCAACTAGGTGACTTGTTCAATCGTGACGAGTACCCTAGCCGTGAACACATTACATCCAAGTTTGGATTCCGTTACTCATTAGCCCCATTGCCAACATCAGGTGACTTCCGCATAGATATTGCGGAGGAGGGGCTCAACGAGTTGAAGAATCATTACGAGGGCGTAATGCAAACACGGGTAAATGGTGCAATGCAAGATGCGTGGGACAGACTGCATGATGTGTTGTCACGCATGAGTGAGCGACTGACTCCTGATGTGGATGAGAACGGGGAGGAGAAGCGCAAGATATTCCGTGACTCACTTGTTGAGAACGCAATAGAAGTTTGTGGGTTGTTGAAACACTTCAACATTACTAATGACATAAGACTAGAAGAAATGCGTAGGCAGTTGGAGGATGCCATGCGTGGTGTAGATGCGTCTAGTCTGCGTGAGAGCGATGTTCTGCGTGAGCAGACAAAGCGCAAGGTGGATGACTTACTGGGTAAGTTTTCTGTTTAAGAAACAAGTTTCGTGGGGCATTTTCATACTGTATGAATTTGCCTTGCGTTTATTTGTGTGTTTTAATTTTTGAAAGGAACTAATCATGGCTATGTACAAATCTTTATCTCTGAAACAAACGGCTGACTTGATTGCGGCAGTTGGTGACAAGCAAACTATTCTTGCCCAAGGCGAGATGGGTATCGGTAAATCTTCTATTCTGAAGATGCTAAAGACCATGCCCCAATTCAAAGACCACTTCTTTTGCTATGTCGATATCACTACCAAAGATGTTGGTGATTTCCTTGTGCCAAAGATTCGCACGATTGATGGTGTTGAGGTTTGCTCATTCATTCCTAACGAGGAGTTCGGTATCCACTTTAAGGATAAGAAAGTTGTGCTAATGCTTGACGAGTTGGGCAAAGCCAAGGGTGGCGTTCTCAATGCGTGTTTGCGTTTGATGCAAGAGAGAGCGTTGGGTACTTACACATTCGAGGGTGTGGTGTTTGCTACAACAAACTTGAGCGTGGAGGGTGTCGGTGATGTAGTCCCGCCCCATGCACGGAATCGTGTGACTCAAGTTCGAGTGCGTAAGCCCAATGCACCTGAGTTGATGGAGTACGCTATCAACAGTAATTGGAATCCAATTATCGTGGCAACTATCAACGAGTTCCCTGAGATGCTTGCATCATTCGAGGACTACGAGAAGCCCGAACAAAATCACTACATCAACGACCCAAGGACTGTTCGTTCTGCGTTCGTGACTCCCCGTGCATTGGACAAGTGTGGCTACATCTTGGACAAGACAATGATTCTTGGCGAGGACATTATGTGTCATGCACTAGCGGGTACTGTAGGTGAACCAGCAATGCACAACATCTTGACGATGGTGAAGTTGGATACTCAGTTGGTATCGTGGGATGACTTAATCAAATCACCTACGACTGTCAATGTACCTAACAATGGTGCGGCATCTTGTATGTTGGTAGCCAAAGCGGTACAGCGTATCGAGAAGTCAACAATGAATGCGTTCATGGAGTTCTTACCAAGACTCAGCAAAGAAGCGCAAGGGTTGTTCGCTAGGACAGTCATGACCGATAACTGCCCCAAGCGTGATGTAGCCGCAACTAATACCAAGTTCGCTACATGGGCGGCAAGCAATAACTATTTGTTTGCCCGTAAGTAAGTGAGAGGTGGGGTTTTCATACTGTATGAATTCCCCGTTGTTTTTTAACTAAGGAGGTAACTATGTTTGTAACACAATCGAGTCAGTTGTCAGCATTGAATCTGATTGAGAGAGCCCATGTGGAGTTGATGAACCACAAAGATACTATGGAGTATGCGGGTGTCATCATGGTAGGTAAGTACCGAGTTTCTGAGGATGTACCTACTGCAATGACCAATGGTGTGGACTGTATCTATGGTGATGCGTTCATTCGCAAACTCAGCGACTCAGATAGGCGTGGTCTTATTCTTCATGAGAATCTGCACAAAACATTTCAGCATACATTCTTGTGGCAACATCTGTACAAGCAGAATGCCAAGATAGCAAACCAAGCGTGTGACTATGTAATCAACATCATTATCAAAGACTTGGAAAAGCAATCGGGTGGGTTCGTTACTCTGCCACAAGGCGGGTTGTATGACGAGCGTTTCCGTGGCATGAGTTCACAAGAAGTCTTTGACATCTTGATGGATGAGCGTGAGGATGGTGGCTCAGGCGGTGAAGATGGTGAAGATGGTGATGACGAGGGTGCGGGGTTGGATGCTCACGACTGGTCTGAACTACCCAAGGAAAAGCAAGACGAGATACAGAAAGAGATTGACCAAGCGGTACGACAAGGCGCACTAATGGCGGGTAAGTTGGGTGGCAATCTATCCCGTGCGTTAGGTGAGTTGTTGCAACCCAAGGTTGATTGGCGTGAGCAATTGCGTGACTTTGTAACATCTCTTGCAGATGGTAAGGATGTATCCACATGGCAACGAGTTAATCGCCGTTGGTTACAGCACGATGTGTATATGCCTAGCACATTGAGCGAAACAATCGGGCGTATCGTTATCGGTGTAGATACATCAGGCTCTATCGGTGGTGAAGACCTCAATAAGTTCTTATCGGAAGTTCAATCTATCTGTGCGACTGTTAAGCCCGATATTGTTGACCTTATCTATTGGGACACCGAGGTAGCCAAGCATGAGGTGTATGACCGAGAGAAGCAAGACAAGTTGGTGCAATCAACAAAACCTGCGGGTGGCGGTGGTACTGACCCATCATGTGTTCCCGCATATCTTGAGGCTAACCGACTCAATCCCGAATGCGTAATCATGTTGACAGATGGTTATGTAGGTACATGGGGTACATGGAAACATCCATTGGTGTGGTGCATAGTGGGTGGTAACAAATCAGTTCCATCAGTAGGCGCATCCATCTATGTTGACTGAGAAACTTAGGAAAAGGCGGAAACAAATTTCTGTTCCGCTTACTGACCAAGAAGTTGACGAGCGTTTAGGTTTATTAAATCTAAAAGCAAAAACTAAAAACAAAAACACACCTGATACCGACAAAGAAGAGGAGGTATTGCATGAGGTATCGGGTGAGCGTGATGGTATGAAGTTCAAAGCGTTTCTTTATGCAACCGACCCTATGGATGCAATGATGCAGTATAAGAAGTTGATAAGTAAAGAAATTAAATTCACGAAAGGAAAGGGGTAATCAAATGAAAATGCATCCCGCATATTGGATAGTTGCAGGACTATTCATGAACATATCTTTGTTAATAGGTTGGTCAGGCGATACACCATTGCATCGTTTGGCTTTGGTGTTTGGTGGAGTGTGGGCGGGGCATCTGCTCACCGAGATTCTTAACTACAACGAAAGGGAGGAAAGCAATGATTAATCACCACAAAAATGGGTATCGTATTGACCCAAATAAATACAATGAGTTTCTTAAAGTTTGGTTGCGTAAAACCGCAGAGGAGAAACAAGCGTACTACGAGAACGAGGGGATAGAGCGTTACAACTATCTGTACGATGTGCGTTTGCATGACTACGATACTGCAAAGAAGTTTTATCATAAAACTAAACCACTAGGCGGTGCGAGGAAGAAGTTTAATAACGACTTGCGCCCAATGACTGATAGACACCGCAAGGATGAGGTGTGGTTCAACGAGGGTGATAACTATGGCGTGGCAACTGGTTGGAGTAACACACATTGGAAACCTAACCCACTACCTAAAGACGCTACACCCGAGCAAGCCAAGAAACATAGACACCACATAATAAGTGGGTACACCGACAACTACAAGAAGTTAATCATGTTTAGACCTGATGGTGTGTTGGAGTTTACGCCTAGCAATCATATGGATAACTATGTCACATGGGATGTGTTGGGTGCGACATTGCCCAAGGGTATAGAGTTCGTTCGCTATGGTGCAAAGCGTTATATGAAAGTGGACTGCCCAAGCGGTGAGGCTATGCACTATCGTGTATGGGATGGTGTGCAGATGAATTTCATACCGTATGAAAAGGATGGGGTTCGTTACTTTGCACCCGACAGAGTGATTGGTGAGAAGAAGTTTCTAATTGATAGGGAGAAGTCTAAGAAAGCAAAGGAGGAAGCGCAAGCGTTCTTAAACTATGCACAGTTCATGATGGACTTGCTGACCATAGACCACAAACAATGGTCAAGAAGATATGGCGCAAGAACATGGCTATACAACAAACCATGCTCAAATTATTACCACAACAGTTCTGAATTTGAACCAGTTAAGGGTAATTGGTTAGTACGCAAGGAGGGAGAAGAGATAGGTGAGCATTGGATAAAAGGTGTTGAGGCTTTGTGTCTTGTGCTACACGATAACGTATATGACCGAGCGAAAGACACCTATGTCCCGATACCCACAACATTTGAGGCGTTGAAGGTATTCGTAAAAAGCAACTTAGCAAAAATGGCTAGACCTTATAACGAGGTGGAAGTGCCGATAGGCAAACCGTTCTACTCGAACGGCAGAGATATTTAATCAACTGAAAGGAGAGAACTATGTTAGCAAGAGAAAACTTTAAGAGCGACCATGACTACAACGAATATGTAGAGTGGCATGACAAGGCTAAAGAACTAGAACACAAGTATTGGGTTAATGAAATCCCAGTTCATCCCCACTTGTGTAAGTTCTATAACGAGTTCAAGCACAAGCGACCCGATGCTATCGTGCATCCAAGCACTTACTCAGACCATTTGAAATGGTTCTCAAGTGAGTTAAAGACCTACGACACCATACACTTTGCATTCAAGGAAGCCCCTGATGTAGTGGTTGGTTCTATCAAAGGGTTTACTGGTGATGGTAATGTGCCTATGTATTTTGTTATATCTGAACGCATTAATAATGAAAGATATGCGACTTACAGTAACAATTTCCACACCAAGTCAACCAAGAAGTTACCTAATGCTATGAAGACTGCATTGCAGTACATCAAGCCGTTCGACTTGGAATACATGGCAAACAGGGAACAAAATAAAGCATCCCATGCAATAGAAAACCTCAAGGAAAAAGCGAACGATACTTTGTATTACAAGTTTGACGCTGACAGACGAGAGTTGTTCAAGGAAGTATCTAACATGGTCAATGCGGGGTACACACCTAGCACATCTAAGTTTGTTCAGATGATGGAGATTTGTAAGAACGAAGGTGAGATGATGAAAGAGTTGCTTGCCTACAAGCCACGCAAGTGTTTCGTTTGGGCTAAGACTGACCGTGTGGAATATAAGTACGATGACGAGCAAGTTGTTATAGCGTATAGCCTTGACGAAGTTCCTGAAGATATTCGTAACAAGGTGGCGGTATTACAAATTGCTGAGAAGGCATCACCCATCAAAGATGTTGGTGTGAAAGTATCAGAGTCTACATACTGGATATTCGTATGATGACATTTCAAGAACAAGTAATGCAAGCGGTTGATGCTGTACAAAAGCGTCATCGCTACGCCCCACCCTATGGAAAACTAATAATGATGATGGAAGAAACAGGACAAGACGTACTTAGGGTTTGTATCAATGACGATGGTACATTTGATATACTAGACTTTACAATGCCAAGTTTAGGCAACAAGCACAGGAAGAACATCCCACAAGAGGATGTACCTGAGTGGGTGATGCACGCAGTATCCATGCTACGCATTGCGAAAGAGGGAGATTTAGTCAAAGGTGTTGGGTTCAAAGTATCCGACACACTTTATTTCATTGCAGAAAAGGGGGGGTGATGCATGAAAAATACCAAAGATACAGGTATCAACGAAATAGCAGACGCAATCATAAAAGCGGCTAACTTGTTAGGAAATGGCAACGCATCAACACCGATGGGCGCAATCGAAGCGCATGGGTTGATGGTCAACGAGGGCTGTGGCAAAGTTGCTACGGGACTACACGACATAGCAGAAGCATTGCGTGAACTAACAGAGTTAATTAGAGAACAAACAGGAGGAGAATCATGATGCAGACACAAGTAGCAGAAGGTCATCCGACCACACGGATGTTTCCTAGGACATTACAGGAAGCCTATCCAAAACATTACGTCAATGAGGATGTTTTTACTGGGCCTTATCGTGACCCACAACTGAGTGACTTTGCCATTCTGTGTGCATTGATTGCTATCGTTGGGTTTTTCTTTTATATGTTTAGCAAATATGTGTGGGGGTGATATGGATACAAACATACCAGCATTTCCAGTATTCCCCGAAACAGGGTCTGGACACGCATCGGCATTTCAAGGCATGACTCTGCGTGATTACTTTGCGGCTAAGGCTATGCAGGGATTGGTTGCCAATAGCAATACAAATCCGATGGATATTGCAAAAGCCGCTTACGTCGTTGCAGACTTCATGATGAAGGCGAGGGAGCAATGACACAAGAAGAATATGGTTTCCTGTTTCACGAAGCGAAGGTGAACTTAGTTGCGTTTAAACCTATCTATCTTTGTTCAGATGAACTACGCAAGATGGTGGAGATGGCTATTGAGAAAGAGCGTAAGCGTATTCTTGATGTTATTGGTAATAACCAATGCGAGTGTCGTTGTTTTGAAGTAGTAAGGGGAGAAGAATGACACAAGATGAAATTATTGAACTGGCTAGACAGGCTGGCGTTAGAGATGACGAACATACCTTTGAATTCAGCCAATACAAATACCTTGAACGATTTGCCAAACTTGTTGCAGAAAAAGAGCGTGAGGCGTGTGCAAAGATTGCAGACGAGTGGGCGGTTGGCTGGCCTCACCCATCACAAAGTATTGCTGAGTGGATTAGAAAAAGGGGACAAGTATGACCTACGAGGATGAAGAATTTAATCGCATCGAGCGGGAGTCCCGCATCAAGCAAGAGGCAATTAAAACCATGCGTGTCCCTGATTATCAAACCATCATGGAAGAACTGGCCGTGGCTCGGATGCTCATACAAGAGTTGGGTGACCGACTGGCTAGGATTGAGGCGGGGAATATGCGTAATGATGTCATTGAAGAAGTGGCGAAAGAGATAGAGAAGTTCACCGCATTCGGCACGGACACGGTGCAGAGTTTCGCTGTTTACATCAGGGGGATGAAAACATGATTAGAAAACCAGTAGGGCTAACTGCGCCATACAGGGCAGATGATGACGATGACATTCAAGATTACAAAAAGCCTTGGGTTGGGTTGACGGATAAAGAAATTGATGCGGGGTTGTTGCGTACTAACTATGCGATGCAGACCGCTGGCGCATGGCGAGATGGTGTTGAGTGGGCAATGAAACAATTAAAGGAGAAGAATGCATGACAAAAATTACAGAAAACGAACTAGCACTGCTTGGAGTAGGTATACAGTTTTGTGAGATAAGTATGCGTAAAGGGCTGAACATGGCACAAACAGTTGATAGATTTATAACCATACTTAAAGAGTACTACGAAGATAACGATTATTCGCCCGAATCAAATATCTTAAAGTTTGAGAAAAAGGAGAAGAACAATGCATGATGTATTTGTGTTTATCGCTGGTATGTTGATGCCATTGGTTATGGGCTTGGTCGTGGAAGCCTGCGACTGGATTAAATCTAAGATAAGGAGAAACAGAGATGCTTGAAACAATTGCATGGTCGGTTTTGTTGATGGGGCTAGGCGCACTCATAGTCGTGCTAGTGGGTATCGCAATCATTTGGATTAGCAGGGAAGACATATGAAATGCCCTACGTGTGGCGCATGGTCATCAGTAAAACAAACAAGAGATTCGCCCATATTTGGGCATATTAGAAGGAGAGAGTGTGCAAACGAACACAGATTCACAACCAAAGAAGTTGTTATCCCGCAAGAAGTTATTGCAGAAAATCAGAGAGAACGATTGGAATCCCTTCGAACGAGTCGATGGCAAACTTTTAGAAAAACTAGCAAGAGAACTAGGCAATCAAAAATCTAGCGAGTATGAGGAGGCTTTGTTATGACACCTGAGAAGAAAGTTAAAGATAAGGTGGTGGCAATACTTAAAGCGTATGGGGCGTATTACTTTTATCCAGTAACAAGTGGGTACGGTGCGTCAGGTGTGCCTGATATCGTGGGTTGCCACAATCAAAAATTTTTTGCTATCGAATGTAAAGCGGGTAAGAACATTCCAACTGCATTACAGGAGAGGAATATGCAAAAAATCAGGGAGAGCGGTGGCGTTGCCATCGTTGTCAATGAGGACAACATCAAAGATGTTGAGGTAATGTTAGACAAATGGGAAGGAGATTAAAGTGGGAACGATAGCGGAAGAAATGCAAAAAGTTATAGCGGAATGGGACAAACCCGAACCGATAGAAGTTAGCAACAACCAACCAAAAGGAGAGAGTGAAGTGAAAGAACAAAGCGTAAATGACTTAACGGCAACCGCTAAGATACTGCGGTTTATCGAAGCCAACCCTGCCGTACAAAAGAATCGCATACAAGATTATGTGCAAAAGAACCATCCCGAAATACCATCGGGGCATATAGCAACTATGCTTGCCCAATTCACAAACCGTAATGTGGTTACCCGTGAAGAGGTGTTTAACAAAGATTTAAACAGAACCGTGTATGCGTACACATTAATTCCAAGCGAAGAGCGCAAAAAAATATTGGAAGCAAAACGCGTTCGTAGGATGACAATGGTTGAGAGAGCGGCACTTGCACGTGAAGCGAAGAAGCGCAAGGCAGAACAAAAACAACAAGGCATAAGCGAAGCGTTGCCAACGTCAACAACACAGGTCAAAACATATACAGATACGCAAGAGTTTGTTAACTCATTGCCAATAGGTAAAGCACGTGAGTTGTATGATGAACTCAAGAAAATATTCGGAGGTTAATATGAAAATGAAAGAACATTTATCTGAAACCCAAGATGTAAATGATGTTGAACCAGTTACCATAGAAATGTTTGGTGAAGTGTTTGAAGATGGGCAGTTTCGTGGCAACATAAAAAACTTTGGGGTAGATGAAGAAAGAATACACAAACAAGAAGGTCTTATTCATGTTGGAGAGTACGCCATGTGGGGTAGAAGTGGTGACGATATTTTTATCTGTCATGTACCTAGTGGTGAGATGGGTGCGTTCAAGAAGAAAGACTTTGAGACTTATGTGTCATCATTCTTTGGGTTGAACTTCTAATGAACATCATCACAATAGACTTTGAAACGTACTACACCAACAAGGACTTAGGATTTAAAACCCAAACGACTGAGGAGTATGTACGTGACTCACGCTTTGAGGTGATTGGTGTTGCCGTGAAGAACGGTGACACCCCTACTCAATGGTTCTCAGGTTCTAGAGAAGAAACACAAGCATGGATTGAGCAGTTTCCTTGGGCGACTAGCATGGCACTCGCACACAATGCGATGTTTGATATGGCTATTCTTAACTGGCATTTCGGTATAAAACCTTATGCCATAGCAGACACGCTGAGTATGGCTCGCGCCTTGCACGGTACAGAGGTGGGTAACAGCCTAGCGAAACTGGCTACCTACTATGAGTTGGGTGTTAAAGGCACGGAAGTTGTGGATGCAATCAATCTCAAGCGTGAGGACTTTAGTCAAGAGCAATTAGATAAGTACGGTGCTTACTGCGTGAATGACGTAGATATGACATTTGACTTGTTTATGAACTTGTTGCCTAAGTTCAAGAAGATAGAACTTAAACTGATTGATACAACTATCAGGATGTTTACAGAACCCGTGTTACGCCTCGCTGCGGATCAACTTTTGAATCATCTCTCTGAAGTACGTTTACACAAGGCTAATTTACTTAACGCGGCCAATGCAAATGTAGATGATTTAATGTCCAACTTAAAGTTTGCAGAACTACTGCGTGACTTAGGCGTTGAACCGCCTACTAAGATTAGTCTGACAACTGGCAAAGAAACTTTGGCGTTATCTAAAAATGATGAAGAGTTTAAAGCGTTGGCTGACCATCCTGATATACGGGTGCAAGCACTTGTAGCCGCACGTTTGGGTAACAAGACTACGCTAGAAGAGACTCGCACCGAACGGCTGATTGGTATTGCAAAGCGTGGGCTCATACCCGTACCGCTCTCATACTATGCGGCTCATACAGGGCGCTGGGGCGGCTCGGACAAACTTAACTTCCAAAACTTACCATCACGTGGTGAGAACGCAAACAAGTTGAAGAAGGCTATCCTTGCCCCCGAAGGTCACGTCATCATTGACTGCGATTCATCTCAGATTGAGGCACGGGTACTTGCATGGTTGGCGGGGCAGAACGATTTAGTGGAGGCATTTAAAAATGGCGAGGATGTATACAAGATCATGGCATCGGCTATTTATCAGAAGACTGTATCTGAAATTACTAAGTCGGAAAGGTTCGTTGGCAAGACTACAATTCTCGGGGCGGGTTACGGGATGGGTCACGCGAAATTTAGGGCGCAACTCAAATCGTTCGGTGCGGAGGTATCCGAAGAAGAATCTGCCAACATCATAAATATTTATCGAGAAACCTACCCCCATATAAAAGAACTATGGAGAGCGGGTAATAGTGCGATTGAGGCTATGGCTAAGAAGCGTACGGCTAAATGGGGCAACGGGTCGGTAGTGGTGGGGGCAGAGGGCATACTCATGCCAAACGGCTTATACCAACGGTATCCAAATTTACGTAAAGTCAAAGACAAAAACGGAAAAGAGCAGTATATTTATGACTCACGCAAGGGTGTAACGAAACTCTATGGTGGGAAGTTGACCGAGAACATCTGTCAAGGTCTAGCCCGTTGCATCATTGGTGAACAAATGTTGAGGATTGCCAAACGATACCGTGTCGTACTCACTGTACACGATGCTGTTGCATGTATTGCGCCTAAAGAAGAAGCCGAAGAAGCGATGGCGTATGTGATGGAATGTATGCGGTATGTACCTGATTGGGCGCAAGGCGTTCCTCTAGACTGTGAGGCTGGTTATGGGGAGAGTTATGGAGATTGTTAGCAAAGCACCCGCTTGGAGTTACTCAGGCATTTCTATGTTTGATCAATGCCCCAAGAAGTACTACCACTTGCGGGTGGCTAAAGACATTTCCGAACCGCCAAGCGATGCTATGAGATACGGCACAGCCGTGCATCTTGCCGCAGAAAAATTTATACGTGACGGTACACCCATACCCAAGAAGTATGCATACATGCAACCCTTTCTCACAACCCTTAACAAGATTAAGGGTCAAAAGTTTTGTGAGATTAAGATGGGTATCAAACGAGTTGACGATAGGTTAGAGCCATGCGGGTTTGACGATGAAGACGTTTGGTATAGAGGTATTGCTGACTTGTTGATAGTTGATGACGAGAAAGGTGAAGCAAGAGTAGTTGATTACAAGACTGGTAAGAGCAGTCGATATGCAGATACCAAACAATTAGCGTTGATGGCGGCTTGTGTTTTCTTGCACTTCCCCCAAGTTAAAACAGTTAAATCAGGTTTATTGTTTGTGGTTTGCAGAGACTTCATCAAAGCGGATTACGAAGAGGGTAATGGGTTCGATATCTTTGACAAGTTAGAAGACACAATCGTTTCACGTGAAACAGCATATGAGACAGGCATCTTCAACCCAAAGAAAAACTTCACTTGCAAAGCATGGTGTCCCGTGCTGATATGTCCACACAACGGAAGGAACGAGTAATGGCATACAAGAACAAGGCAGACCGTGATGCTAAACACGAATGGCAAATGGAAAAGAAACGTGATGGCGCACACGAAGCAAGGATGGAACGTCAACGTGCAAGACGTGCGTTGGATAAAAAAGGTGTAGACCGTAAAGGTAAAGACGTAGCACACAAGGTTGCGTTGAGCAAAGGCGGTACAAACAAAGAAGGCTACACGCTACAGTCACCGTCAAAGAACCGTTCGTTTAAGAGAAATTCTGATAAGTCAATGAAGTAACGATTGTCTGCAAAGACGCTACCGAAGTAAGGTGTGAGTGATAAGTAGCGCGGAGGTTCCAAGATTACCTCTTCATGAGATAACCGCACCAGTTAGCACGATACCCTTTCATCGGGAACTAACTGACACCTCGGAAAGACGGGGAACCCCCTCCACACATCATGTTTGGAGAGCATAACTATCGGAGAAGCAATGGAGATTATTCAGAACAAGGCGTTACTACTTAAAGTACGTGACCCACATCGGATTACAAATGTAATACCGAAGAGCAAGATATTAGAGGATGATGGCAAGACCGCCAGCGTATTGGTTAACTGGGGGCTAGAAGAATCTATTGTCCTCAAGAATTTAAACATCAACGCACCATCACCAATCAACGCTACATATAGTTGGCCTGGATTACATAAACCGTTTAACCATCAAAAAGTTACATCGTCATTCCTAACTATGCACAAGCGTGCATTCTGTTTCAATGAACAAGGAACAGGCAAAACGGCTAGTGTTATATGGGCGGCTGACTATCTAATGACGCACGGCTTTATTAAACGAGTGCTTGTCATCTGCCCGTTATCCATCATGGACTCAGCGTGGCGTAATGATTTGTTCAAGTTTGCTATGCACCGCACAGTTGATGTTGCATACGGCAAGCCTGAGAAGCGTAAAACCATAATCGAAGGGGAAGCAGAGTTCGTTGTCATTAACTACGATGGTGTAGAGATTGTGGCTGATGCAGTAATAAACGGCGGGTTCGATTTGATTGTGGTTGATGAAGCCAACGCATACAAAAACCCTACCACCAAGCGATGGAAAATCCTGAGTAAATTACTACAGCCAACTACATGGCTATGGATGCTGACAGGAACACCTGCCTCACAGTCACCAGTAGATGCTTACGGCATAGCCAAGTTAGTGAATCCTAACAATGTGCCAAAGTTTTATGGTGGGTTCAGAGATAGGGTGATGAATAAAGTAACTATGTTTAAGTGGGTGCCGAAGCCCGAAGCCAACGAAGTCGTGCATAAGGCATTACAACCCGCGATACGTTTTACCAAAGAGCAATGTTTGGACTTACCAGAAATGTCTTACGTAACGCGCAACGTACCACTTACTGCACAGCAAGAGAAATACTATGAACTGCTACGTAGGCAACTTATCGTACAAGCGGCTGGTGAGGAGATAACGACAGTAAACGCGGCGGCTAACTTGAATAAACTACTACAACTATCTAGTGGGGCGGTGTATTCAGACACAGGCGAGGTCGTGCAGTTTGACGCAAGTAATCGGCTATCTGTCATGCGTGAGGTTGTTGAGGAGTCAAGCCACAAGGTATTAGTGTTTGTCCCATACCGCCATGCGATAGAGGTGGTGGCTGAAGACCTACGCAAGCATGGATACTCAACAGCAGTTATTCATGGCGGGGTAGCGGCTGGTAAACGGTCAGATATATTTGAGCGGTTTCAAGGCACAGACACACCACAAGTGCTTGTCATACAGCCCCAAGCCGCATCACACGGTGTCACGCTACACGCGGCAAACACAATCATATATTGGAGTCCAGTAATGTCCGTAGAGACATATTTACAGTGCAACGCACGGGTTCACAGAGCGGGACAAAAGAATCCCACGACCGTGGTGCATTTACAAGGGAGCGGTGTTGAGAAACGTATGTACGCCATGTTGCATAACAAGGTTGATATACACCAAAAAATTATCGACTTATACGGGGAACTACTGAGTTGATAACTCTTGACATTGTAAATTTTATCGCTATCATATAGCCATAACGAGAAGGAGAGAGGAATGACTGACGAAGTATCAGTAGATAGGCTAGTCGCCGCCTACATAAAAATGCGCGACAAACGATCTGAACTTCTACGCGAGTATGAAGAACAAGACCTAACTGTAAAAACGCAGATGGACATGGTAGAGGAAAAGTTACTTGACCTCTGCAAGAACATCGGTGCCGATACGTTAGGAAGCAAACACGGTACGGTAATGCGTACTGTTAAAACCCGTTACTGGACAAGTGACTGGGAAGCGATGCACAACTTTATCTTAGAACACAAAATGCCCGAACTCTTAGAGAAGCGGGTTAGTCAGACTACGATGAAGCAGTTGCTAGAGGAGAACCCCGACTTGATGCCGAAAGGTATGAATGTCGATAGTAGGTATGCAGTAACCATAAGGAGGAGTAAAAGTGCAACCTGATAACTTGACCGTAGAAGAAGTCGCAAAGTACTTGCGGGTTTCTCGACAAACGGTTTACACCATGATTCGTTCGGGGAAGATTCCCCATTTTAAGATTGGCAACAAAGTCCGTGTTAAACGCACAGACCTAGACGCCATGACTAATACACAACCACAGTCAATCGTAGGAGCAGAAGATGAGTGAGAAAGGTGAGATTTGGGAAAATTATTACCGCAACACTTTTGGGTGTTTGGTAGACCAAGTTACATACGACTTACTAAAAAACGTCGGGCATGTTTACATTCCCGAAGGTAACTGTACAGATATGGATAGCACCATTAAATTTTTTACTGAACAGATACCATTAATTTCCCACATCATCACATGGTGTAACGGAAACCTCGATACCCAATACGTCATTCATGAAGATGAATGGATTGCAATTTAACCAAGGAGAAACTAAATGAGTGAAATGACTCTATTCAAAAGCGGTAATACATTACCCGCACATTTGCGTAACTTACAATTAGACGAGACCACACGCGCCCTCATGGGTGGTGCTGGTAGTGGAGGGGGCAAGCGCATCTCTATCCGTGGCAACGTGTTTCGCATGATTGTTGATGGTAAAGAGATTGCACAAAACGAAGACCGCGCAATGAACATCGTTGTAGTAGCGGCTAATCAACACGTATCACGTAGTTACTATGCAGAAACTTATGAAGAGGGTAAGAACATTGCCCCAACATGCTGGTCGAATGACGGCATTGCGCCTGACACTAAGGTCAGCGAACCACAATCAGACAAGTGCGCTACATGCGCCAACAACATCGCTGGTTCGGGACAGGGCAAGAGCCGTGCTTGCCGTTACAGCCAACGATTGGCAGTTACGCTAGAGAACGATTTGCAAGGTGATGTGTATCAGTTGACATTGCCAGCGCAGTCTATCTTTGGTGATGTGGAAGGTGGCAAGATGCCTCTGCAAGCATATGCTAAGTTCTTGGGTAGCCACGGCTTACCAATTACTGCCGTTGTTACTGAGATGCGTTTTGACACACAAAGTGCTACGCCCAAGTTGACCTTCAAAGCAGTTCGCCCCTTGGAAGAGACCGAGTTGGCAACCGCCCAAGAGAAGGGTCAATCCGCCGATGCTAAGAACGCTATTGCATCTAACCCCGCCATGCTAGATGGAGCAAAACCAAAAGCGGCACCCGCAATCGAAGCGCAACCAAAGGTAGAGGCTGAAGCCGAGCCAACTAAACGCCCCAAGAAACCCGCACCGAAAGATGTGAGCGAAATCTTGGACGATTGGGCTGAGTAAAACAATGGGGGGTGTATGCCCCCCTACAAAGGAGGCTAATAATGGCAAAAATTTGTGAATGTTGTGGGCAAAAGATTCGGAAACTAAACCCACACCGGATGTGCAAACACAAAGTTGCTGTGCTTGAAATCATGGCTAAAGCAAATGACTGGGTAGTCGCCCAACATGGACATGGCGTTATTGTTAATGGCGTTTCTGTCCGTGCCCCTTATAGAGCAGAGGCACATGCAAGTCGTTTAGTTTGGTTTGGTTTAGCAGAACATGGAGCGCCACGCTCAGGGATGTACCGTATCACACAAGCGGGTAGGGACTTCCTCGCAGGGACACATGCAGTACCAAAAATCATATGGTGTAAAGACGGCATAGTAGTTGAAACAGATTCAATGCAAGTAACCATAGGTAATGTCAAAGATGTAGTCCTTGATAAAGAGTATTGGGACAACTATGGGGCAATACAGAAACCATGAACAACAAAGGCTATTCACGCAAGTTTGTAGAAGCAAACAAGAAGGCAGACCAACGACATATTGGTGTGCAACTTGGGCGCATCTGCATACTACGCGATATTCCTGTACAAGACGCGGCTGAGTTTATTGGTGTGTCTAGGCAAGCCGTGTATATGTGGTTTTTGGGTAAATCACTACCCCATCCAAATATGCGCGAGACCTTGCGAGAACTTATTGCTAATCTCAAAGCCAAAGAGTAACCCCGTTGGTAACTTGTCGCCAGCAAGTTATCAATTTTTAAAGAGCGAACATGACTTCACGGATACCTTTCCTATCCGCAGTTCTTGCCCCCGAAGGCTTGTACTGTGTAGTAGGACTAAAGAAAGGCGCTCCAAGACAAACTTTTGTAGAGACACTTGAAGAGATTGACGGTGTAGTAGATGGACTAATATCCCAAGGTTACGATGCGTACTTTGGGTGTGCTAAGTATCTGAACGCCTCAGAAGGGCGTACAGCACAAAACGCAAAATGGTTTAAGTCTTTTTGGCTTGACCTAGATTGCGGAGAAGGCAAGCCATATGAATCACAAGCAGTCGCCCTAGATGCACTGAAACAGTTTGTATCGGAGACTGGTCTACCAAGACCAACAATAGTTAACTCAGGGCATGGCATACATGCATACTGGGTACTCGCAGAGACAATCTTTTATAACGACTGGAAGCCAACGGCTGAAGCGTTTAAGAAGTTCTGCGCGTCATATAACCTACACGCTGATACGGCATGTACGGCTGATGCGGCTAGGATACTACGTATTCCTGAGACATTGAATTACAAAGATTCGCCACCGCTTCCTGTAGATGTCCTGATTACCTCACAACCTATAACATTCGATAGGTTCAAAGCCATAGTAGGGGCGGAGGAAGAAGTAGTAGATGACCCCGAACTGCCGTTCTCTGCGCCCGTTCATCGCCGCCCAATAGATGCCACGACTCGCGCATTGATGGGTAACAGCGTGTCTAGATTTGGCACGATTATGCGTAAGAGCGCACATGGTAAGGGGTGTGCCCAACTGGTACATATTTATAAGAACCAACAAGAGATTGAAGAGCCTTTATGGAGGGCAGGACTTTCGATTGCGGTTAACTGTGAAGATGGTGAGTTGGCTATCCACAAGATATCCCATGCCCATGATGAATATGACCCAAAAGATACACATGATAAAGCGCAAGTACTGCTAGGTAAGCCGTATAAGTGCGCGACATTTGGTGGACTTAATCCAAGTGGTTGTGTTGACTGCCCAAACAAAGGCACTATAACTTCCCCCATACAGATTGGTTCTCAGATTGCCGAAGCCAAGGCAGAAGACAACATCGTTGTCATGCGTAATGCCACACTAGAGGAAGATATAACGGTAGAGATACCTGAGTACCCATTCCCCTATTTCAGAGGCAAGAACGGGGGCGTATACAAACGTGGGATGCCTTCAGAAAAAAAGAAGAAAGACGAGGACGATGAAGAAGAGCGCGACGTTCTTGTCTACGAGTATGACTTCTATGTGGTCAAAAGGCTGACTGACCCTGATGCTGGTGAGTCGCTTTGGATGCGCCTCCATATGCCAAAAGACGGCATTCGGGAATTTTCGTGCCCTTTATCGCATGTGCTATCAAAGGATAAGTTCCGTGAGGTACTTGCATATCAGGGTGTAACTGCGTACAACAAGAAATTGGACAATCTTATGGCTTATGTAACACGCTGGGTCAATGACCTACAACAACTTTCTGAGGCTGAGAAAGCCCGTCAACAGTTTGGCTGGCACGACAACGACACCGTATTTGTAGTGGGCAACCGCGAGATTACGGCATCAGGTGTGAACTACAGCCCCTCATCTGCGGCAACTGCGGAGGTGGCAACCCTCTATACAAAGAAGGGAACCGTTACCGAGTGGGCAAAGGTAGCCAACATCTACAACAGAAAGGGCAACGAAGTACGTGCCTTTACCTTGTTTGCTGGATTTGGTTCTGCTTTGTTTAAATTTACAAAACTTAGCGGTTCTATCATTCACCTTACAAACAATACATCAGGTGTAGGTAAGACAACCATTCAGCACATGGTCAACAGTATTTGGGGCAGACCAGTAGAAACCCTACTAAACCAAGAAGACAAATACTTAGCCCGTATGCATCGAGTCTCTGTGCTTGGCAACCTACCGCCAACGATTGACGAACTGACTAATATGGCTGACGAAGAGGTCAGCAACATGGGCTACGGCATAACGCATGGTAGGGGGCGTAATCGTATGCAGTCACAAGTCAACGCAGAACGAAGCAACTCCTTACGCTGGGCGCTTATTGCCATTACATCTGGCAATAAGAGTTTGTACGACCAGTTGTACAACCTCAAGGACTTTCCCGAAGGCGAACTCATGCGGATACTGGAGTTCAATGTCTCCAAAAATGATGACATGAGCAAGGCTGAGTCAGATGAAATCTTCAACGGCATGTACGAGAACTATGGCGTGGCTGGCGAAGTGTTCATGCGTTACGTAATTGCTAACTTGCCCGAAGTTAAAAAGATGTTGGTCAAAATCCAGCGCAAGTTTGACAAAGCGGCAGGGCTTACTCAGCGTGAACGCTACTGGTCTGCTACTGCGGCATGTGCCTTGACCGCTGGTGTTATCACTAGGAAGTTAGGTCTCCACGATATTGATGTCAGCTCAATCTATGGGTGGGCTGTGGAAACAATTGGTAGGATGAAAGTTGAAGTTCGCCCCGGGGTATCAGGCCCACTATCACACCTTGGTTTGTTTTTGAATCAGCACAACAACAATATGCTGGTTGTCAATAGCACCGTGGACAAGCGTTCGGGGCTACTCGAAGCGCCAATCAGGGAACCCCGTGGAGAACTTATCACTAGATTTGAGCCCGATACCAAACACCTATTTATCACCGTCAAACTATTGCGTGAGTGGTGTAGTGAAAATCAAGTTTCTTACAAGGGTCTAGTTGATGACCTCAATCGCATGGGTGCTTGCCTTGGTGTAATGAAAAAAGCCATGTCGCGTGGGTCAGATATGTCCACACCGCCTGTAAGTGCATTAATAATTGATTGCAGAAAAGCAACGGCATTAGACCCCGAAGACCCGCCAGTGCTTATACCTTCAAATGACGATTTACAATAGCGGAGTGCCAGTTTTTATTGAATGGCACAAATTCGTAGTTGGCAGTTCGTTTTATATCCCAACACTAACGCCTGATACGTTGGCAGAAGATATAAGACGTGCCGCCAATCAGCGGAACATGAAAGTCAAGTTTCAGTTTCGCAAGGAAGGTAGCACACAAGGCGTGAGGTTCTGGCGTGTAAATTGATTTCGTGATAGAGTTCGCCTAGCACTGAATCTCCTCTCTCCTTTCAGTTGCTAACTCCCTAGTTAAACCCCCCGACTAATCATCGGGGGTTTTTTTAATCGTGCATCTCCATGATGCTACGCTCTATTTTGTCGCGTAGTTTTTTGTTGATTTGTATTCCGTTATACATATCATCAGATATCTTATCCCGCGCTTCAACGGACTTGCTTAAAGTTTCATCGGTGATGCCAAGGTCGTGCTTGTCGCTCAATGCAAACAATTTGTCTGCCAGCATATTGGCACGTTCGGTGTCACCAAGGCGGTCAGCAACATAGTATTGCTTCAGTAGTTTTTTGCTCTTTCCAACAGTCGCATCTTCTACCTTTTTAGCGTAGGCGTTGTCTTCATATTTAGTTAACAAGTCTGCTGGGGCGAACCCTAATACCTGCATCATGGCGTTGTAGCCGTTAATGTCACCCATTACTGGGTCACCGCGCAAGGTGTTAGCTCCCTCGGTGGCATAACGCACACCCTTCAATATGTTGCGTAGCGCGACAGGTAGCATAGCCTCGACACCACGCTCAAAGTGACCCTCACCTATCAACTCTTTTCCACGGTAAAAACTGTTAATGATTGAGTATGGCGCACCCAGTATGGCCTCGGTAATCTGACTCAAGGCACTTGCATCAGCCTTGCCACCCTTGTTCTCGCGGTAGATTAAATCTGTCCAGCCTACACGGTCTGCAATCGCAAGATTTGTGAAGTGGTTAACGGGGCCTTTAAAAATTAAATCACCAAGGAACGAACGCATGACTGTATCAAAGTCATCGTCATCGTCATCTTGAAGTGAGTTATATGCCATCTCTGCAACCCAGTACAAAGGCATGCCTTTTACACCAGCAAATAACCCCGCCATGCCGTACACACCAACAAGTTGCCTACGGGCGGCTTTCATTGCCTCAACTTCATCGGCAGTCATATTTTTACTGATTGGGAACGAGCGCCGTATGGTGTCAAACAACATATAGTACATAGTGAAGCCAAACCGCTTGAACACAGTAAGAACTTTACCTATGTCTGAATGACCGATACTGGGCCCAGTTTCTGTGTGACCAGCACCGTGCGTAAACTCAACCATACGTATGGCTTTTTCTATGGCTAACTTTTGGGCTTCTTCACCTTTGATACCCTTACTAGCCAATCTTTCCATCTCTAAATCAAACGCCGCAATAGCCGTAACTTCACGATTCATGCGCTCTGCATGATGGAACATGAACGCTGAATATGTTGCTACACGCTCAGTCAACGGCACAGCACCGCCTTTTTCTGCTGGTGGTCTATTAGCCGCCTGTAGCGCGTCACGTGCAGTAGAGTTTTGCAAGAATCCAAGACCTTTCAACGCCTTGAACAGTTCAGAGTATTCTGCGTTTTTACCTTGACCGAGCAAGTTATCCACGGACAACATGGCTTTTTGCTCAACAATTTCACCGTTAATGTCTTTAATAGTACGGGTAAATCCTGATGCCCCATACAACTTTGTTGCTTTCATCAAAGCCGCGCCAGCCTTGAGGAACCCATATGTACCGCCCAACTGCGGTAGAACAATCATCGGTGTTTGCAACAAGTTAACAGCCGCAGAAGATACGTTACCAGCCAAGTTGTAATAAAACGCCCCCGTACTTGCATAACGCGCCCAGTCGGACACGCTGGGGTTCATGGCGTATTTCTGCCGAGCCTCAAACTCTTTTATAAATTCAGCACCAATATCGCTCTTAGTACCACGCAGTTTACCTACAGTTTCACGCATTTTGTCAATGTTGTTTTGCAGTATTTCGCTGTACCGCATACGAGACAACTGCCGTGCAGTAGAACTTGTTACGTTAGAGAAAGCCAAAGCCGCATCGTTGATGTATCCAGCCGTACCCTTACGCTTGGTAAATGATTTGAGCAGGCTTGTCTCAGGCATCGCACTAACAATAAGTTGTAGGAAGTTTTCTATACCATCACTGCCAACGCCACTGTCTTTCATTATCTTGACAATCTGCCCAGCAATAGAACCTGATGGCACATTACGTGATTGCAGTTGGTCAAATCTAGACTTTTCTTCAAAGTCAGTGTGTCCTTCTGCCTCCAATTTGGCTTTCTTTTGAGCGCGTTCAATTTGCGACTCAAACAACTCAGTCGCATGTTCATTTGTATTTTTATCTAGATAAGTCAGGAAGTATGTACCTTGACGGTACAAGGGCGCATAGTGTTCTACGCCAGCCGATGTAATCTGGTCAATGATCTTGTTATATACAGACAGCGCCTTCTCTTTATCGTCAGGGAACTTAACCAACAAGTTGTTGCGAATTGACTCTTTCAATTCTTTGAACAACACCTTATACGAGTTGAAGAGGTCATCGTATAACTTCTTTTCTGTTGGGTTGAGTCTGTTGTACTGAGCTTTAACTTCCTGATAATTGATGTACTTTGCAGTATCTTTTTTATACCGAGCCACAGTTTCCGCATCGGCATTTGGGTTTACATCTAGACGGGTAGACTCGTTGACCAGCCTAGACCATGCTTCATAGCGGTCTGTTTTAGCAAACTCTTCCAAGCGTTTATGCAACGGGTTGAGTTTCTCCATCATATTTTCGTAGTAGCCAGCCATAGCGTTGACGTTATCAGCAAACTCAATCGCCTCTTTGCCAACTATCTTGCTTGCCACTTGCCCCAACGCAGACAGATTGAGGAACTTACGAATGACTTGGCGACCACCAACCCCCAACTTTTCCATGTTGGCTAATGTTTTAACCGCAGTATCTTCACTCATGATAGTGCCGCCACTGGTAACACCGCTCACGTACTTAAATATGTTGTCAGCAAAACTAGGGTCGTGTATCGACTGTGCATACAAAGTATCACCCATACGAATTGCTGGGGGTGTACTAATAATCTGATTGGCTAGGCGGTCAGCCGCATCCAAGGCATCGGTCTGCCGTGGCTGGAAGCCAAGAACCCTACGCAACACATTCATAATCTTGTCCCACATAGACAAGACAGGCGAGTCTGTACGCATCTCTTTTAGTTTAGTGCGTAACTCTGGGTTACTCCACAACTCTGCGGCAAACTCTTGTAGGTTAGTAGCGCCATAAGCCCCGTCAAGGCTACCCTTAACTTGCTTGAACAACTTGTCTAGTTGCCGAGTTACTGGATGTGATGGGTTAGCAAGTATGTGAGACAGAGCGGCATGTGCGCTCTCATGCATTACTTCATAGTTAGTAGCGTCTTCTCTCAAATAGATTGTGTTGGTCTTGGGGTCGTACTTAGACTCTTTTGCGCCGTACACAACATTCACATTACCAACATACTTAGCCAAGTTGTCCGCAATTTTGCTCAACGAATCAAATTCTGTAGTCTCAGCCAAATGCCCCAAGGCATCCACCAAGTTGCCATTGCGTAGTGAGCGCAACACGCTGGGGTGAGATGATCTGTATAACGAGGCTACGTCTGGTGACGCATACATGTCATTAAAGCCAGAGTCAATAATGTCGTCAATACTCTCAACGCCCATGTATTCTTCCAAGGCTTTACGCGCCAACTTCTTGGCATCCTTACGTGTTCGTTTACTGGCTTTTTTACCAAGGTCTTCTTCAATTTCTGACTTAGCTATTGCTTGAGATACTGGAGACAGTTCGTCTTGCTTTACTTGCTCTTTGATATTTTTCTTCAACGTCTGCTGTTTCTCAGCCTTTGCTTGATAGCGCTTGCTTTCCGCTTCTTCTTTTGTGTACTTGGCTATCCATTTGTCTAAATACGCAACGGTCTCAGGTGACAGGTTTGCACGTGCCCACTTATCAGCATTTACAGCATGAGTGCCGCCCTGCCCTTTGTGTTGCTTCATTTCTGCTTCTGTGAACGCAACCTCTGGGCCTTCGGGGGTCTTCTCAAACGCCTTCATGTTAGCCCTGCGATACGCAGTCTTTTGACGTACTAGGTCGTGGGCAATAGAACGAATGGCAAAGTCGGGATAATTGCGCCCAAAGTATGCACGTGCATCAGTCTCAAGTTCAGTATGCCCACGCTTCTTCGCTTGGTCACCCAATTTGTTGACGATGGTGTCTATGTCTTTGGTGAAGTTAGGAGTTGTGTCAACCTTGGGGGTTGGTTTAAGTTCTAGACTTTCAGCAGTTGTATCAGCAACTGGTTTTTCCACCTTTGCGGCAGGGGTAGTTTTAGGCTTAGACTCAATAGTCTTATCTTGTGTAGCCGTATCTTCTGTTTCAAGTTCTGATTGAAGTTCACGTTCTTGCTCTAGCCACCCCGATTGGAAGTACATGGCGAACTCAGATTCACCATATGGATGATCGTCAATACCTTTACCTTCAAGTAAGGCTTGCTTACCTTCCTCAAATGCTTTCTCTGGGTCTACTGCAGGGGCTGTCGGTTTTTCTCCAACATCAGTTCCTGCAACATTTTGCTCAGTAGAAACCACTCTAGGTCGCTCACCTCCTCCAATTCCTTCGGTGGGGGCTCCTTGACTGGTTGCGCTATCCACTGTAGCGCCTTCTCCACTTGGAGTTGTGATAGGCTGTCTAGCATTAACTGCTCCTTGTAAATTAGCACGTGCCGCCTCTTCCACAAGCCGTGGGTCTAGCGACTTTATTAAGGCATCGTATGCCTCTTCATTTATCTTGCCCTTAAATGCAGGATTTTCAAGAGTAGTAATGAGTTGTTTTACACCTTCGGGTGTATTTAAATCTATATTTGCAAGGCTACGCGCTATCTTAGAGCGCTTGTTCAATCCCAACTGCGCGACTACATCAATCGCAGGTTTCTCAGGCTCAACTGCTTCAGCGGCAGGGGGCGTAGGCGCAGGTAACGCCAAGGTAGGCGCGGCTGGTGGTTCTGTGTAGCCTAATTGTAGTTGTTGCTCTGGCGCTGGCAACGCTAACTGTTCAGATGTTATAGGTTGTTCAACTTGTTCTGTTGGACCAGCAGCAGGTTGTTGCTGTCTTGCGTATTCTTGTTTAGCGGCAAAGCCTTTAGCCACACCACCGGGGACACCGAATCCAGCACCACCTATAGCACCTTTTACAAATGCTTCTTTGTATTGCTGGATGTTCTCAGGGTCAAATAAACTTTTTGCGCTACCAGCAACTTGTTTAGCGTAAGCACCTATGGCTTCTTGTGCGGCCTCAGTTAAACCTTCTGTAGCAGCAGCCTCTGCCGCTTCTCTACCAACATACTTCCACACCTTTGGTGCGGCCCGTGAGTCTTTGGCTAACTCCTCAACAACTTTTAGTTTGCCGTATTTAGTTAGCCCGCTAAACATTTTTGCTGGCAGTGCAGAGTCAAGCACAGCCATTATTCCACCCGATAAAGCAGCAACTCCGGGTTCAAACTTACCTGTCTCTTGGTATATACCCTCAAATACTTCGGGGGCGTTTTGGGCAAATGAACCTAAGTACACGCCACCATACATACCCTTACGACCTGCGGCTTGGGCACCTTTTTCAATCAAGGCTTTAGTAGCAACTTCGCCTAGCCCACGTTCTGCGGCAACTCTAGCGGCGGCTGAAGCGCCAGCCCTAGCACCTAATGCCTCAAGACCAATGCCGGGAATTAATGCCGTTCCAACACTGGGTAACAACTCACCACCAGTCTCAGCCACATACTCTAAGGCTTCTCTTGGGCTACCTACCTCTGTATACGATTTGAAGCGGGTCGGATACTTTTCTTCTAACTCTGCGCGGGTCTGCGCCGCTTCTTCCATTTGGCGTTTAGCGTAATCACCGCCACCATGTACAAACGCACTAGCGATTCCCGCTGGGATTACGTCTCCCAACGCGATACCTGTTTCTCCCATACTACGCATGAAACCGCGCTTGGCGATCTCACCCAAACCCAACTCAGGCTTTGGCATGCGGAAGTCATATTTTTGTTCTAGCCTACCAACCAAAGAGTCAAACTCTTTAGCGGACAAGCCGTCAGGGAACTCTACCTGCCCTAACTTTGGTAGGTTAACAATCATGGGTTAGCCCCCTAACAAGTCATACACGCTACGTACTCCAGCACCTTCGTCATACATTTTATTCTTCATATCGCCAAGGTCTTCAGCAATACGTTGATTACGGGCGCTGTTGTATAAGTAATTAATTTTCTCAGGCTGTCCTTTATATTGCTGTTCCAACTCTCTTTTAAGTTTAGCGCCGGGGCCAGTATCAAATGCTTTACCAGAGTCAACTTTGACTTTCGCCATGCGTGCTTCCGCATTTTTCATAGCACTTAGTTGAGATAAGCCTCTAATAGTATTACCTTCTCGCACGGCACCGACATGCGCCATACCCAACGCATACTGTTGTTCAAGCTGTTTGCCTTGTAGTTGCAACGCTTGTAGGTGCTGTGTAAGTTGAGCAGCCAACGCTCTGTTACCTTGCTTCTGGGCAATCTTAGCCTGTTGCATAGTAATCTCAATACGTTGCTGGTTGTCTTCAGCCGCTTGTTGCAGTTCTTGTGTCTTAGCCAAAGAGGAGGCAATAACAGGTGAGGCTTCAGCCGCGCTACCAATGAAACGCGAGCCGGGTCTAGCCGCAGACTGCGCCCATCTAAAACCAAACTCAGCAAGTGCTCTGCCAAGACCTTCTTGTCTAATTTGTTCGCTTCGACCGGATGTTTTGCTGGCTAACTTTTTAAGTTCTTCTAGGTCGTTAGCACTTTCGGTATTTAGAGAAGTAGTTAAATCCTTCCACTGCTTGACCATCGAGTCCATGCTTATGCCGGTTGCTTTCGATATATCAGCCAACCCTTTAAACACTTCAGGGCCGGGCTTTGCCGCAGTTGGCTTTTCAAAGTCTGAACGACGTGTGGCAGTAGCCGCGTTGTATGGTTCACCAATCGTAGGTGCTGGTCTCTTCGACTCTTGTATAGCCCGTTCTGCTCTTTCTAAAGCAAGGCGGTTCTTTTCGTTAAAACTAAAATCTTTACCTGTAGTTGAGTCGCCACCAATTATGTTACCCATCGGGTCTGTCATCAGTTCGCCTTCATCACCACCTTTAGCAAACGCAACAATACCGCCGTTGGCGGCACTAACAGTGGGGTCCATGTCTTCAGCAATTTGTGGTGTTATAGCACTTGCAACCCCAGAGCGTAGAGACTTACGCATACTTAATTCGCTATTAATAGCCTCTACTAAATTTTTATTGCCTTCAGACTGAGCGCGTTGCAGTTCTACTAGTAATGCTTGTTCACCTTCTGGTGTGGCTGGATACTTATGTACAAAATCTTGTAGATATTCTGGGTCGTTTAATTTTGCAACAACACTTCTACCACCAGCAGCGTACCCATCTACTTCACCACCACCTGCATAGGAATCCATTAAGCCACCTTCAGCGGCACCAGTAGCAAATTTACCTAACTGGCTAATGCCAAGCGCACCCATTCCTAGACCCGCAATTTGTCCGCTGATACTTCCGGGGGGTTCATATACAGACTTAGTAGACTGCTGACCAAGTGGCAGACCACGAATAAGGTCGGACATGAAGCCCAACTGCTTGTATGGGTAGTTCTGTTGATTAATGAAGTCTTGATATGACTGTGTAAGACCTTGTTGGGCAAGAGCCTGTTGTTGACCACCATACTGCGCTTGCAGTTGGTTAATGCCCATACCTTGTTGGTATTGCTGTTGACCAAGTTGACCCAATTGCCCCGCGCCCTGTAGTCCAACACCCAAACCTTGTAGAGCCTGTTGTTGTGCTTGGTTGTACTGGTCTTGTGCGCGACCAAACGCTTGGTTGTAGCCCTGACCAATAATATTTTGTAGCCCCATGTTGCGGTTGCGCTCGTTCTCAGCCGCCATAATTGCTTCACGCGCACCACCAAACGCGCCAGCCTGTGTAGCCGCACTTTGTTGCTTAGTGGCTCCTATGTCGTATTGACGGTTGGCTTCAGCAATCTGAGGAGCAAGAGCCATCTGTAGGTAGGGGTTCATGTACCCACCGACTTGGCTTTGGAAGTTTTGAGGTGTGGCACCCATCGCCATACCAAGACCGCCCAGACCCGCACCGTAGGCTAACCCGCTACCTTGTGCTACTTGCGGAGCCACAGTCATACCAGCAGCGTTTTGCATCGCCTGTTGTTGCATAGGTGAAAACCCTGCAATGCGTGGTTGTGTGTATTGTTGGTAGGGATTTTGGTTAACGTCGGTAAGAGCTTGACCTTTGGCTAGTGTCTCTTTGGCATAGCCACGCGCCCACTCAGGCAACTCCGCAGTTTGGGTTGTTGTAGACGTAGTATTTGATGGCTGAGAACTACCGCCATCGCCAAGAATAAGCCCACCATCTGCCTTGCGGTAGGTGGCGCTGTCCCCGAGTGGTTCACCCAATGCGTATAGTTGACGACGTGAGTAACTCATAATCAATCCTTAAAAAACTTCTGGTACATGACGCTTTGAACGTCGTAACCAAACATATTTCCTGTTTTGCGCCATCCGGGGCGACCAACAAACTCAACACCTTTGCAGCCAGCATCTCTGGCGAACCGTTCAGCAATCTCATGCATTTTGTTTTCTACTTGCTCCAGCGTGCCAGTTTGCATGGCGCAGTACTGAATAGTCAACATCTTGCATTGTGGGTACTGTTTAATCTCCGTCACAACATGACCATAAACAATACCGTCCTCATACACTACCCATAACTGCATCTGTCCATTTAAGACCATACGCAGTATGTCGTCTACCGTTGCCCTACCCCTTGTCCACTCTTGGGACTCTTGAAGATAGGGTAGAAGCATTGGGACTAACCCTGATACCCTACCTGTAGCAACGAGACTAATTTCCATCAAGCAGGCAAATACTTATCCGCACGGTTGTTTTTTGCAACCTTACCCTTACCAATTGTGTTTCTTCGTGATGCTTGAACTCTGTCCATCATGGCGTAAAGTTTTCTAGCACCTGCCTCGGTTGAACCGTTGCCCAACTCAGAAACAATACGTGCAGGTACTACGAACTCACCGTCAGCAAGACGAGCAGGTTGCTTCTTACCAATCACAGCAGGTATCGAATCAGATACGCCATCCCCCGGCCCACGAAGTAAACGCCCACCATCAGAATAACCACCAAGGTTATAGTGCGCATCGGAGAGTCCTCCTGTAGCCAACCGAGTGCCCTGCATATTAGGCTCACCCGACATCATGCCTACCGTGCCGCCGCCTGATGGAGCCATAGCTGACATCATGTTTGTAGATTGTGGAGTTTGATAAGGCGTAGCAAAAGCTGACGTTGCCATGTTTGCCATTGGGTACATAGTGTTTGCACCTACTGCGGCTTGATTAGACATTAGCTCTACAGGACCCCCTGCGGCAAAACCGTAAATACTCTTGGCCTCTTCTGGAGAAACTTTTGTATATCCTTGGTTGGGGAAATAATTTTGTTGGCGTCCAAAGTTACCCTGCTGAGTTAGCATCTGGTCGTATGTTGGCACATCTGGGGCAGGTTGTGGAACGCTAGGATTAGGGCTAAATGTATAGCGTTGACCCATGTCTTTATCTGGGGTTGGAGCAGGTGGTGGTGTAACTTTCATGCTTTCCGCTATTGCTGGGGATAGCGCAGATGCTGCGGTTCCTGCGGCTTTATACCCACCACCCATGTTGCTAATTAAATTACTAACTCCGCCCTCGGTGCCAAGGGATTTAATTCCTTGCCCAACAGTACCTAATTTATCAGAAATACTGCCAGTATCAAACGCTGTCTGGGCGGCTGTTCTAGCATCTACATAAGGTTGGGTTTGTGCTAATACTTTGTCTACGTATTGTTGTTGAGTCATACCTGCTGGCAAACCACTTTTTGCCGCATCAGGAGCTATTTCAGCAATTCCAGCTTGTGTTTTTGCCAGTTGTTCTGTGGTTGCTTGTTGCATACCCTGTTGAGCCAACGCTTCGCCCAAACCCGCGCCACCATAAGCACCAAGTCCCGCCATGAGGCCACCCATTAAACCTTGTTTTGGATTCATTAAATAACTACCGCCACCAACAATCAACCCGGCAGTTAAAGGATTAATTGCACCGCCAGACAATCCGGTCAAAGCCGCGCCAGCAACCATCGGCAAAATAGCAGAAAGAAAACCCGCTTCGGGTAGTCCAGTTTGTGGATTGATTGTTAACTGCCCACCATGTGCCATAGCCAAGTCGTTGAGACTCTTGACCTCTTTAGGCGTCATATGAACGAGTACTTTATCCTCACCACGACCGTGAGCGGCTAGATGTTTGGCAGCAAGTTGTAGGCTCATTTTTGCCTCGTAAATAAGGGGTTAATCAAGTTTATCATGTCAAGGGCGCAGACACAAATGTCATTGTGGCTACAACAGAGGAAGTGGACGGTCTTGTTGGGACTGTTCCTGCTGGGTAATATTTAATTGACAGATCAGCGTCTGTTACAGACCAATATATCTGTATATAGTCACTAGCCGCCATAGTTACAAAATAATTCCAGCCAAATATGTTGTGCCCGTTTTCTGTGCCGTGTTTAGCGGGGCAAGACAAATACCCAGTAGAACCAACCAAGTCTGTCCCGTTCTGTCTAAGCCAGATGCTCATGTCCTGCACGTTGGCGTTAGCGTTATCTGCTTGAATACTAAACTGCAAGTTATATGTTCCGGGATAGGTAACAGTAATCTTTGAGCCACTAACAATAGACACGCCGTTTGTGTTGGGTGTATCCGTGCTGTTGATTGTCATCAGCGTGGCTGTATTAGCCGTGGTTGTCTGTGATGTGGTGTCATAGAAAGAACCGCATACCGTGCGCAAAAACCTGCCGCCTGTATTGGTCAGCAAAGACTGAGTTAAGTTGTCTACCTCATTGAAGTACTGGCGCAAGATGCCTGTAAGCGCATCTACATACGTGCGGTCGTACTCAACCGGAGCCGCTGGCAGACGAGGTTGTTGCGACGGGCGTAACTGGGTAGGTAGTTGTGAGACTGTCATCTGCGCCCGTCTGGTCTGACATCAATACGCGGCACGCCTAACTGCCACTGCGTACCAAGGTCTGTAGAGGAAATCTTAAACGCCATCTGTCTACCACGTATGCGCACATAGACCTGCTGGGTAAATTGCTGGACGTTATACGTAGTTGTGCTTACGTAAGACTGTGCGCTGTCAACGGCACGGTTATCTGATGACCCGTAGTTAGAGCCGGGGAAGTTACGAGGACGAACCGTGAAGTCAGCGGAGGGCGCTGCTGCGGTTGAGCCGTCAAATGTGAGGTCAGGTATAAGACGCCACACAAAGCCAAAGTTGTGACCGTCACCAATATCAAAGTCCGAAGACTGCACATACGCATCAATAGCCAGCGGAGTGCTAGTCTCATTATTGTCAACAGTAGTTTCATGGTAGACCACCGCCCCGTTTGTGTAAGACCCACTAGAGTTATACCCAATAGCCGCCATCGGTTCAGCACGTAGCGGACTATCTAACCACGCTGTGCGAGGACGCACGGTTGTACCGTTCATAGTGCCGTAGTACCAAGTACGCTCTAAGTGGTTATAGATGACATAGCGGTCAATCAAGGTATTAGGGGAGCCAGCAGTGCCAGTGCCATTTTCACCAGTTGAAGTTGTACCGGTAATAGACGGGTAGAACCACCATATCTCGTTGTATCCTTCGTTAGTGCCAGAGTGAATCTGGAACGCCTCATTTAAATTGATATTTCCGTAGATGTACTGACGCAAAGCACAAGGGAGAGTCTCCACCCGTCCAGAGTACATATAGAACTTATCAGCGCCCATCCAGTACGTGACGTTGTTAACTACAGACACAGCATTTGGGCTGGTGATAGAGATGTTGTCGGCGAGCAGTTGGTTGCCCCAAACATATGGCGCGCCAAGGTATTGGAAGGCGTAGATAGCGGAGTCTGTCAGCACCAAAATCTCTTGCCGAGTTTGAATAGCCGTAATGATTGTTGACCCGTGGCTTAAACGAACGCCCCCTGCCTGATTGGTAATAGAGGGCAGCCAAGTTGCTACTGTGTTCTGATCAGACCAACGAACCTGCATTGGGTCTTGGGCAGTTGTAGCGTACACACCGGTCGGGTCATTACAGCCAAACGCAAAAGTAAATCGCGAAGAGTCAGACACCAGCACATAGTTAGCCACCGACGGGCATGTAGCATCTGGTGTAAACGTCCCTGATTTTGTGGTTACAGATGTGCTGGCCTTGATAATCTGCCCTCTGTCATATAGATTGGGACTAGCGTTGTTAGCCCAGTAATACATAGCCCCACCACGGGGGTTGAAGATTAAATCCTCGCCGTAGTTAGACTGACTCCACAGACGTAACTGAATGCCAATACCGGTAGTGGCAGCCGATCCCCAGCCTGTTGCTGTTGAGCCGTATTGAGAAATTAAATCACTAATAGCATGTGCGCTTGGTGTTGTTCCATTTGCTGCACGGGTACATCCTGTGAATGATGTTGCTGTCTTACCGGAATAGGTTATGCCCTCCGAGCCAATATAGATTGTTCCTGTAGCGGCAAAAACAGATGCAGATGCGCAGTTGATGGTCACACCTGTTGTGTACTGAGATACGCCTAACGCCCCAGTATGAGTTGCCGCAGTTGTACCGCTTGCTGCTCTAGTACAACCAGTAAAAGAAGTGGCGGTGACGCCTGTGTATGAGATTACTTCGCTTTCAATCAAGATACTGCCAGCAGCACTAAAGCCTGAAGTGGAGGCTACAACTACAGTGGTAGCAGACGTCGTAAGGTCTGTAGTCAAACTAGTAAACGAAATAGCCGAAAGCGTGCCAGACAAAGTAGTTGATGCGCTCGGCCCAGTTGAGCCACCCCAGCCACCAGCGCCCCAGCCTGTACCGTATGTGTAAGTTGAATTACCTGTGGTGAGTTGAAAGTTACCAACAGTGGAGGCTCCGCCATTACCAGAATCACTACCGTTGGCGGTTGCTGTCGCTGTGATTGTGAATGTACTGTTACTTGTAACGGTCTGTACTTGGTATTCTTGGTTAAGCACTGCCGCTGTGATGTTGCCACCAAGGGATGCGGCTCCACTAAAACAGACAAAGTCACCAACCTGCACACCACTACCAGCGCAAGTAACAACGATTGTGGCTGAACCATTAGTAGCAGCAAACGTCACCGCACCAGCAGATGTAGTTGAGCGAATAGGGGTTACGTCGTTATACGCACCGCCAGAAGAATTCTGGATGTAGTACTTTAAATTAGTGCCAACGGATAAAAGGTTATAACTTGTTAAGTTAATCCAATTCCACATGGCTTTAGCAACACCCCAGTAAGCAGCGCTAGTAGGAATTGCCGCCGTGGAAGTCCCGCCTGATATAAATGTGCCAGTCGGCACGCTGGCGTAATAAGAGCCTGCATCTCTTTGCCATCCACCAATCTTCTCAGGGTAGCCAGAACGGAAACGAATCTTGTCGCAGTCGTACCATCCACCCTCGTTGGAGAGAGTCGTGCCTTCTCTGTTTACACCGGGTCTAAACTGTAGTTTCTGTAATGGCATGTCTTATCCTAAAAACAGGGCACGCTCGTCTTTGCGGCGGTTTTCTAGCCCTTTGAGTATTTTCCCACCTGCCTTGCAGTACTTCAATAGTTCTTCTGCCGCCTCTTCCATCTCTCCGCGAAGAATCTTTTGACGCATGGTGCTTCGCTGTAGTGTTCCCAAACCAACATTGAAACTAAAAGAGATGAGAGCATCGTACTGACCTTGAGTGAGAGGAACGGGACAGAACTGAACCACACCTCGCTCAAACCTAGCCAAATCTGCTTTAAGAATTCCATCGACTTCTTCCATGCTAAATGTGCGGTTGTCTGCATCCTTGAGGGGGAAAGAGTCCCTGTCCTCAATCTTCATCTTGCCTTGCTCTGGATAAAGCACATGCCCCACCCCCACCGTCCACAGTTTTGCTGGGCAACGGTAGGGCTTCTGTCTCACACCTTCGTGGTGCTTGATCATCTTGAGGGCTTTATCTGAGAGATTCATTTCTTACTGAATGACTGTGTACCAAACCAGAACGACACAACGGACGCCCAAATGATCTGAGTCTCGTTATCCCACAGCAGGTCTAACGCCACGTCAAACGGCACTTCCTTGTGATAAGCGAACCAGAAACCAAAGATTTCTACAAAGGCAAACAGGATAAACAGACCATAAGTTATGGCGGGGCGCACCATAGCACGGGCGTTTGTTACCCACTGACTAGCCCCTTGACCAATAGCGATATCGTGGGCGTACAAGGCTTGGCGCTCTGCTAAGGCAGTCTGCGCGTTGGTTACCTCTGCGTTGATCTGTATCTGCTCTGTCTGTATATGCTCAATCCGCTCTTGGGCTTCTA